TGGAAGAAAAATGCCGAGAAGAAATTTGATGCTTGTGTTAGTAGTGTAAGTAAACAAATTAAAGAACGTAAAGAAAACGTTAGAAAAATTGAAGAAAGTATCGTATCTTTGATAAAAAATACGAACAAACCTTCTATGACTAAAAAAGACTTAATTAATATGGTTGAACAGACACCTGGAACTAAAGAAGCACCTGTAAAAACACCTACACGTACAAAACCAAAAAGAAAGAATCCGTATCAACCAAAACATAAGCCAGCACCTAAAGCTAAGGCGGAAGATAAAGATTTACCAGAATTCCTTAAATTCGACAATTTAAATATATCATTCAAAGATGAGTAAAGAAACTAAAGAACAAATCGAATATGATGGACCTGAAAGAATGGACCAAGGAATACAATCTAAATTAGAGAAAGGTGAAACACCTATGTCTGATAATCCCGCATTACCAAGAAAAGATGACGATGAACTTGATAACTCGTTTGAACAATTAGTGGCGTCAAAAAGGTTTCGTGATGTAATTGAAAAAGTTAAGAGATATACTGGTGTTAACGAAGTAACTCAGAATCAATTAATGAATTTACAGGGTATGATGATGCAAGCCGTTAAAAAAGTAAAACAAATTGAATCTAATAATGAAGGTTATTTAGAACAATTAGCGGTAGAGGTAGTTAAAAAAGAATTATCATTACCTGACGACGCGTTCCAATACGATGTTGAATTAACATCAATGCCAGGTCAGATTGATATGTCAAAAATGAGAAAAGATTCTGAAGAACCTGAAGACGAAGATGTTTTAGACCAGTTTGGTGTTGGAGAAAATGAGGCTGAAGATGATTTAGAGAATTTTATGGCTGCTTTTGAAAAGTTTGACTTAGAAAAGGCTAAAAGACGTTTTATTAATTCATTAATACAGGGGGCATCCAAAAAGGGACATTATATGTTTCATTTAGTTAAAAAAGAGTTAGAAAGACTTGACCCAAATCTGTTAAATTTATATGGGGTATTAATGTCGGTTAATGATTTATTATACTGGATTATGCCAGATGAAATGGTTATGAACGCCGCTGAAAGTGGTCAAGGAATGGAAGGTAAGGAAGAAATTGATGACACCACTGACCCACCAACTATAAAGGCAAAAGGATTGTTTTTTCCGATATTAATACATGAACTTCTAAAGGGTGTTTACGAGGTCTTAGGGACTCAAGGGCTACCTGATGACCCTAAAGCTGCAGATATGGTTATGGCGTCTCAAGATACGTTACCTTACGAAATATGGGATTTACGATTAGGTCCTGTAATTTGGGAAAAATTTATGGATTCATATCCTGAAAAATTATACGATGACGATTTAAGAGAAATACAAAATTATTTATTTTCAAGATTTTCTTCATTAACTACTGATGAATTCTTTGATGTGGCTAAAATGATTATGTCTGGTTCTGATGATGGTAAAAAAGTTGTTGCTAAAATGGTGGATGAGATTATAGAAGAATTAAAATCTCAAGAATATGAAGATGCGATATCACAGTATGACGATGATGATGACGATGACGATGACCTTGCAGGTCTTTTAGACGGGTTGGGTATTTCTTTATCATAAAAAAAACTTATTATGTATAGATGGGACTATCAAGAGAGCAGGCTTTATTGGAATACGCAAAGTGTATAAAAGATACTCCTTACGCTTTAAAAACTTATTTACAAACTTACGATAATACACGGTCACAGTACGTACCTTTAGAATTATTTTCAGACCAAAAAACCCTTATCAATGACTACGATACTCATGAGGAAAATATAGCCTTAAAATATAGACAGGCCGGTGTTTCAACAGTTACGGCAGCATGGGCGTCTAAAAAGGTGGTTACCGCCTCTAAGAGAAAACCTGAAAAGGTACTAATAATTGCAAATAAATTAGACACCTCTCAAGAGTTTGCTAATAAAGTTAGAAGTTTTATAGACCAATGGCCAACATGGTTCGGTATAACATATTCTAATGAAAAAAACTCACAAAGACATTTTAAGTTATCTAATGGATGTGAAGTCAAGGCAGTTGCCACCTCTAAAGATGCACTTCGTGGATATACTCCGACCATACTTATTTTTGATGAGGCAGCATTTATTGATGCTGATGATGACTTTTGGTCTGCATGTATGGCGTCTCTATCCACAGGGGGTAAAGTTATTGTAATATCTACACCTAATGGTTTTGACCCAATTTATTATACTATATATGACCAAGCTTTAAGGGGTATGAATGATTTCAAGATAACTGAAATGTATTGGTATCGTGACCCTCGTTACGCTAAAGACTTACAACTAATTAAATGTAATGATATTATACATTATATGTTAAATCGTGAAGATTATGATGACAGTAAAATAATAATTAAATATGGTCATATTGACCCCCGTGAAAGGGATTACGAGGAAATTAAAGAAAAATTATCAAATGGATACAAAGTTTATTCTTCATGGTTCGAAGGTATGGCTAAAAAACTTAAATTCGATAGAAGAAAAATCTCACAGGAATTGGAGTGTAACTTCTTGGGTTCAGGGGATAACGTCATCCCAAGTAGTACGATTGAAACAATGAAACAAAACTACGTACAGGAACCAAAAAACAAATTTATAGGTGGTTCGTTATGGCAGTGGAAAGAGCCGGTAGAGAATCATAAATATATTATGGGTATTGATGTATCTCGTGGGGATAGTGAAGATTATACTACATTTACTATCATTGATTTCGATACAAGAGAACAAGTTCTTGAATATTTAGGTAAAGTTCCGCCTGATGTGGTTGCGGAGATAGCATTTAAGTGGGCAACAATGTATTCCGCATTTGTGGTAATTGATATTACCGGAGGTATGGGTGTGTCTACGTCAAGAAAATTACAAGAATTAGGTTATAAAAATTTATATGTTGAAGGTATTAATACCGCAGATAAATGGAAATATAACGTTAAAGCCATGGAGAAGATTCCTGGATTAAATTTCAATAATAAACGTGTACAAATTGTGGCATCATTTGAGGAGGCGTTAAGACATAATTTTGAAATTCGTTCATCAAGACTTTTAAATGAGTTAAATACCTTTGTCTACGTAAACGGTAGACCTGACCACCAAAAAGGACAACATGATGATTTAATTATGGCTATAGCCATGGCGATTTATGTTGGAGAAAATTCATTTACTCAATTAGAAAAAGTTACAGAACAAACTAAAGCCATGATGGAGAGTTGGTTAGTTAATGAAACTCCCGTTAAAAATACCTCTAACGATTTTCATCCAAGCTTATCGGCATTACCGGGGGGAATAAACCATAATAGAAATAGAGGTCAAGCAACTAAACAGGACTATCAAGATAATTCTTGGTTATTTGGAAAGTTTTAAATGTTTAGTTTAATTCAAATAATGTTACTATTTATCTAAAAAAGAAGTATGGCAGAAAATTATACTATATGGCAACGACTTACTAAGGTCTTCGGTCCCGACTCAACCCTTGACCAGCAGGCGCCTACATTTAAGTTCGATAAGAAAGAACTCTTAAAGACTCCTGATAAGAAAGAGTATGAGAGAGAAAAACTTCAAGCCCAACAAACACTATATCTAGGTCAACAATGGCAAAAGGTAGAAAATAATTTATATACTCAAGCGGTATATTATGAACCAACTAGATTAGCGTCCTTTTATGATTATGAGAGTATGGAATATACTCCTGAAATATCTGCGGCGTTAGATATATACGGTGAAGAATCAACAACAGCAAACGAAGATGGACATATATTACAAATTTACTCAGAGAGTAAACGAATTAAGTCAGTACTTGGTGATTTATTTAACAATAGACTCGACATTAGTACTAACCTACCTATGTGGACAAGAAATACTTGTAAGTATGGGGATAATTTTGTTTATCTGAAATTAGACCCTGAAAAGGGAGTGGTAGGTGTACAACAATTACCTAACATTGAAATTACTCGTCAGGAACGAGGAATGAAAATGAAACCCGAAAAAAACAGTTCGGATACAGACAATGACGCACTTAAGTTCTTATGGCAAAATAAAGACATGGTACTTAACACATGGGAAATGGCCCATTTTAGATTATTAGGTGATGACCGTAAATTACCTTATGGTACTTCTATGTTAGAAAAAGCAAGAAGAATTTGGAAACAACTTATTTTATCTGAAGACGCTATGTTAGTTTATAGAACATCAAGAGCACCTGAAAGACGAGTTTTTAAAGTATTTGTTGGTAATATGGACGACAAAGATGTCGAACCTTATGTACAACGAGTCGCTAACAAATTTAAAAGAGACCAAATTGTGGACTCTAATAACGGAAATGTTGATTTAAGATATAATCAAATGGCGGTTGACCAAGATTACTTTATACCTGTTAGAGACGCTAACGCACCGAACCCAATAGATACTTTACCAGGTGCACAAAATTTATCGGAAATTGCCGATATCGAATATATACAGAAAAAATTATTAACCGCACTTAGAGTTCCTAAGGCGTTTTTAGGTTTTGAGGAAGTCGTGGGTGACGGTAAAAATTTAGCATTACAGGATATAAGATTTGCTCGTACAATTAATAGAATTCAAAAATCTATGATTCAAGAGTTAAATAAAATTGCTATAATACACTTATATTTATTAGGGTTTGAAGATGAATTAAACAACTTTACATTAGGACTTACTAACCCATCAACACAAGCTGACTTACTTAAAGTTGAACAATTTCAACAAAAAGTAGCCCTTTACCGTGATGCGGTTTCTGACCCAGGTAATGGTATACAACCCGTTTCATCTTCTTGGGCTAAGAAACATATTCTTGGTTTTTCGGATGAAGAAATTAAATTAGATTTACAACAACAAAGAATTGAAAAAGCTGTTGGGGCGGAACTTGAAAAAACTTCTGAAACGATTAGTAAAACAGGTATATTCGCTAACATCGATAAATTATATGGTGATAAACCTGGCGAAGGTGGTGCACCTGAAGGTGAAGTTACAGAACCTTCTGATACTGGATTCGGTGGTGGAGGTGATTTTGGTGGTGGTGACTTAGGTGGTGACTTAGGTGGCGACTTAGGTGGCGACTTAGGTGATAGTGGTGATAGTGCAAGTGAGGTTACACCTGAAAGTACTTCAGAAAAAGATTTAAACATGATATTAGAAAACGACATGATTAACGGCATATCTGAAATTGATTTATCAAAAGGGAGGGCTTCTTTAGGTAAAATTGAAGATGAACTAAGAACATTACTAAAAGACTAATATTTATAATAAAAAAGGTTATGAATAAATTCGGACAAATAAAATCAAATATAGAATCTTTAATGACTAAGTCATACGGTAAAAATTCATTTAAAACCAATATGAAGTCATTTAAAAATCATGTGATTAATAATGAGAAACTTGCTGAAACATATTTTCTTTACGATGAACTTTCTAAGAAAAAGGGATTATCTAAGGAAATTGTTGATGACTACGTAAATGAATGTATTGAAACAATAAAAGATACATTAACTAAAGAATCCGATAAAGTAAAAGAAATTAATATGTGGGTTTCTGAAGGATTAAAAAATAATACAGAAAATAACTATACTGATATAGATATGGTTGTTTATAGTAACTCAGTCAGAAATTTAGAACAAGTTTTAGAATGTAAGAATAATATAAAGAAATTATTGGGTGAGAATAAAGAATCGACTAAAGTCACTGAGTCTGTTAATATTCCTTTAAGTTCTATGTTAAAAATTGCGACAAATACTTTTAATAGAGAATATGGAGATATTAGTGAAGAGGAAAAGAAAGAATTAAAGAACCTTTTATCGCTTTCTAAAACTGAATTAGTAAAAGAAATAAAAAACTCTAGAAGTATTGTATTGGAGAAACTAACTGAAAAAATTAATAAATCAACTGACGAAGAATTGAATGAAACGATTAATCAAACAATTAATAGGATTAATGAATCCGAAAATTCATTAACATCGCTTTATAAATTGAAACAATTAGAACAAGGGTTATAATTTAAAAAATATATAAGTAAAATAAAAAAGGGTTCAGATTTCTGAATCCTTTATTTTTTGGATATAAATGGCCTTTTGTTTTTGTTTTCGTCTCTTCGTTGATTTCTTGGTAAACTCTTTTTCCTCACGAATCCTATTCAACTGCTTAGTCTTATAAACTTTATTCTTATATCTTTTTAAGACTCTTTCGATATTTTCTTTTTTTCCTACTTCTATTATTAACATATATTACTTATTATAATAAATATAAACAACTTATCAATATTTTGACAATTGTACTTTTTATGGTTATATTTTTATAGAACAAATAAACGTTAGACATTATGAATTTATATGAAAAAAGGAAAAACATCCCAACTTACGGGATACGAAAACGCAAAATGTAGTTATGGTACGGTAGATGCAAAAAAATTAAAATCAGTTTATATTCTTATACAGAGTTGGGTGGAACCAACAATGACAGCTAATAGTTGGGTTAGAACTACAGGTATGTTAGAGAGGGATATTAAACATCACTTATTAGAATCAGTAGACCCATTAATATTTGAGAAACATAATATTGTAGATTTAGATTTAAGAAGTAGCGGTATACAATTAGGTAAAAGAAGTTTTATGAATTTAGAGGTAACTTTATTCGTAAAAGAACAAATCGATTTTAAATCATTAATACTTAGAGATAGAATAAAACAAATAGTTAATACATTATATGGTTATCCATTAATGAAATCAAAATATTTTATACTACATAAAACTAAAAAACAGTCTGTTTAATCTATTTATAGTTAAAACAACTAAATGAAAGTCGTCATTAATGAAAGTCAATTATTAAGATTATTTGAAGCAAATACACTTGTAGATAATCTTAATAATCTTATAGACCCTAAAAAATTTATATACGAATTTGGGTTTAAGGATTCTTTTATCGAGCCGAAAAGTATTATGCTGGAAGGTAGTATTGAAGATGAGGATATAGGCGTTAAGGTCAATATTGGTAAAGTAATATATAATGGGCAAGACGTTACTGAGTTTACAAATAACTATATTTTTTTCAATGGAGAAGCTGATGATGCTGCTTTAACGGTAGAATATAAGGTATTTATTAGTGACAAAATAAATCAGTTATTAAGAGTAACTCCAATTAGAATAAGTGAATGGGACGTTTTTATCTCGATGGAATACTAAACGTAGCATATTTATAAAATAAAAGATATGAAAATATTAGGACCAAATGATACGGGTAAAGGGATTTTAATTGAGTGGGATGCCGGTTTTATAAACCCAAACGATAAACGTAACGCCGATATTATAAAAGAATCATATGGTCAATTAGACCATTCTAAACCTTTTGAGTTTTACGCAGTATTACAAAAATACGACACACCAAATAGAAACGGTAGAATATATCCTGAATCAATATTAAGGAGAGAGGGTGAAAAATACCAAGAAGCGATAAAGAAGGGATTATCGATATCAGAACTTAATCACCCTGAATCGTCACTTATCGACTTAGACCGTGTATCACACTTAATAAGTGATATGTGGTGGGAAGGTAATGTTCTAATGGGTAAAATAAAATTATTAACATCACCAGGTTTTCATAAAACAGGTGTTGTATCGTGCCCAGGAGACCAAGCGGCTAACCTTATGAGACAAGGGGTTACTATGGGGGTATCTTCTCGTGGTGTAGGTTCATTAGTTAAAAAAGGTGATAGAAATGAAGTACAGGAAGATTTTGAGTTAATTTGTTTTGATTTAGTATCTTCCCCATCAACACCAGGAGCTTACTTATTCCTTAATCAAGACGATAGAATGAAGTATGATGAGAACATTGAAGAAGAGACAAAACAAAGAAGTGGTGGTAGTGAATCTGAAAAAGGTTTAGACAAATCACTTGACTTAATGAAAAAATTAACCGATTATTTAGGATATTAATTAAAACTAAGAAAAAAAAATAAAATGGAAGAAAAGTATTTTGTAGCAAAAAT